TTCATCCCACGTATTAAACAGAAGCGGCTCAAGGATGTCATAAATTTGATTTCCGTCGTAATCCTTGGACAGCACTCCATCGACAAGAATCTTGGCTAACTTGGCCAGTGCTCCCATGGCGATGATTTTGATGGATTGCGTAATCATCACTGATCCGGCATTGCGGACAGTCTGTGAAATGTCTGTGACGTATCCGCCGAAGATTGGCACGAATGTTCCTGTGGAGTCTTTTACTTGGATGGCAATCTGGTCGTTGAGATCGGCTGCGATTGTAGCTTCTTCGTCTAGGTTGATGATTTCGACCGAGCAATAACCGGCTGCTGGTTGGACGTAAAAGTCGGTACGGCCGGACGTGATTGAAAGATTACTTAAAGTTATATTTGTGTAATCGATGCCGCCAATCGTGACCGACCATTCCGGAGACCAGTTACTCATCGGTCGTACGCGCCCACTGTAGAGCTGATACCGCCGCGAGCAAGTGAGTCTTGGAAGACTTGTTCGACCGCGCGCGCTGCTCCTTCAGGATCGCCCACGACGCCCATATTGATTGTAACCATGGTCGCAGCTTCTCCACGACGGAATGATCCGACATCGAATTGACTGGTTGGAGCTGTGAGAGCGTTGGCTTGATTTTCCAAGACTCTGAATTCCTTGGTAAGTGCATCGAGCTGCTTTAGCCCTGCGCTTCTACTAATGCCACCGGTATCGACTAAGAACTGAAGATCTGAAAACTTTTCTGAAATGTTAGTTAGTCGATCCACCAGATTCTTTACGTTAGTCGCACCGGTTGGACTGAGACTGCTTCCACCGCCGCCACCGCCACCGCCTGCGCCCATTAGGCCACCACCGGCACTGAATCCGCCGCCTATGCTTCCGCCACCAGAGCCGCCAGATGATCCGCCTAAGTATGTGCCGGATTGGATTGGATTTGAGCCGCCACCGCCGCCTGTATCGCCACCGTCACGATTGGCCAGAGCATTTGCCCCAGCTAGTACGGCCGCACCAATAGCCACGGCTGCGACGCCTAGGAGCGGATTGAGAGCAAAGGCCGAAGCTACGCCAGCCACGATTGCGCTGGCTTTGAGAGCGTTGTACACGGCGATGAGACTCTTTACCGCTGCGATGGTTGCAGTGACTCCAGCGGCTATTTTTGAGACTACGAAGACCGTGGCTATGACTCCACCGAGAAGTATGAGTTCTTCTTTAAACGCCACAATTGTATTAATCAGCCCTCTGATGCGCTCGCCCCATTCAAAGGCGGCTTTGGCTGACTGGTCAATGCCATCCACGAATCCATCTTGGCCAGTGAGTCCGGCGACAAATAGATTGATATTCGGCACGACAACATTGAGCAAATATGTCGCGAGTCTTTCCACGACTGGAAGAAGTGCCGCTCCGATAGATTCCTGAGCTTCATCGACTGCTATCTTGACGCGCTCGAACTTCTTGGCTGTCGTCTCAGCTTCATTTTCTGCAAAGTTGCCAAAAGTTCTGGTGAGTTGTTCCATGATCGCATTTGTGTCTTTGGACTTAAGAAGATTGGCATCGAGTCCAAGACCTAGGCGACCGAGCGAAGCGGCATTGCCGTCGTAAGCTTTTCCAAGTGCGTTAGCGACGGTTTCAAGTGGCTTACCGGTAGCAGCTGCGATGTCGAGCGATAGATTAAGAAGCTTTTGAGCTTCTTCGACATCATTGGTACTTCTGGCAAGTCGAGAAAAGGCCGGACGAAGCTGGTCATCGGTAACGCCGATTGCGAGCGATGTCTTGTCTATCCATGCACCGACTGACGCAATCTGAGCATCGGTGGCGGCGGTGGAAGCTCTCAGAGTCTCTGCAAGCTTGCGCTGTGCGGCTTCGTCGTCGAGTGCGTTCTTAATGGCCTTGCTGGCATACGCGCCAGCGGCTGCGCCGGCTGCGGCAAATGCTAGGGCTGCTTTCTTTCCAAAGTCGGTGACGCGATCGCTAAAGCTTGAGACTTCACCGGTTGCGCTTTTGACTCCCTTTTTTAATTCATCCAGATCCGCATCGAAGGTGATCTTGACCTTTGGTACTCCGGCCATTAGTTGAGACCCACTTTCTTCACGACGTCTTTGATAAGTTGGATGTACTCCTTCGCCACGATTGGCGCGTAAAAGTCAGTTGCAGGATTGATCCAATATCCGCTTTTCTTCAGTGGAGCTTTAAATCGATTGGTGTATCTGCGATTGAGAGTATCGACGCCCACGTGTGAGCCGTACTCCGTTCCCCAGAGAAGTGCTCCGGCTGGAGCTTGCTGCTGGCGGACTTTCTTGCCCTTGCCGCTTTTGGAAGTCTCGCCGCCGTACTTGCGACCGACTTTCTTTGATCCGCCAATATCTACACGGATGAGACGATCGCGTGGAGTCGTGATGGACTGAGCCACTAGCTTCGTCTGTGGAGCTGGAGCACTTTGGCTGAACATAAAGAGCTGACCAGCAAAGCGCTTCGATAGCGCCTGAGCCGAAGTCCGGATTTCATTCTGTGAATCTTTAGGAAGTGCGCTGAGTAAAGAAAAGAGCTGCTTGAGCTGTAAAGGCTCGATCTCGATGGCAAATTTACCTTGACCGGCTTTGCCTTCAATCAGTGCCATTTCTTTTCTCCAGAATCTCGATTGCTGTGTACACGTCTTCAGCTGTCTCGAACTCACTCCGAGACTGGCCTGTCGCGATGGCCAGTTCCCAGAGCAGTCGATTCACACTTCCGACGTCGTAGCTTTTGGGCTTGAATCTCCGACTGTTATGTCAGAGACGCCTTCAGCCCACGCTTCGAACGGCTTGACCGGCTTCCCAGCAGCCTCGCGCTTCATGGCGTGATACGCCAGAAAGAGAAGATCTGCGACGCCGATCTTGTCCTGCGCTTGGCTGATGGTGTGACCGCTGCTGCGTTCCCACTTCATCCATTCCGGCGGCGACGCTGTGAACGTAGCTTCTTCACCGGTTGAATATTGAATTGTTATTGGTAGTTTCATGCTCCCGACTCCTTCTTATGAGAATGTCTCGGTAGGTGTACCGACGACAGTGAATGATAGCGAGACAGTCTGCGCGCTTGGTGCAGCACCGCCGACGCTTGGAAATACTGGCAAGACGTTGAATGCGAAGACCGCTCCAGTCGCCGCTGTCAATGATGCCGCTAAAGTTGTATTTGGTGCAGTCTCACAAGATGTCCAGAGAGCTTCGCACAGTGATCCTGATGCGCCCCAATCTGCGAGCATTTCGACATCGAAAGTCCACTGGTCATCGATGTGTTTGTAAGCTTTTCCATCGAGTGTCTGGTACGTGTCGATTGTAGGTGAGTTACTGAGTACTGCTGATGTGGCTTGCGCATCGTAGTTTGTGGTCGCGATCGTCAAAACAAGATCGCGTCCGGTGATGACGGTCGTTGGCATTTTTGCTCCTTAGTTGGTTTGGACGTAACGTGTAGTGACTTCGATTTCGGCGGCCAAGATTTCAGATCCGGAAGCTAATGCCATCGGAAGTGGATTCGAGATGTTGCCGATTTCGTATCCGGCCGGCAAAGCGGCCAGAATGCTGATGATGAGCTGTTCGATGTTGTCGAGTGAAGCAGCGTTGGAGTAGGAAGTCACGCCGACGGCAATGATCAGATTGACCTTTGTCCGGACGGTGTTCTTTGTAAAGACTTCGATTTCAAGATACGGATTGGCTGGCATAACTGCTGCAAATGGCACGATTGGACTCTCGGGAATCGAGTCATAGACGTTGGCTGTGATTGACGCCAGCTGAGTCTTTAAAAGGCCGCGTACATCGACGGCTATTGAACTGGCTGTCATTGGACAATCGTTTCGACATCAAGATACGGCTGGAGCAGCGAAGACACTCTGTTCATAAGGCTGCGACCCATTCTGTAAGGCGTGCCGCTAAAGTCCACGCCCTCGATCTGGCCACCGGCTGCTGTGCGGCTTTGGAAAATTTCGATGGATACGGCGTACATCGCGCTTTCGATAGCCGGAGTCGATGCGTACAAAGTGGCCGCTGAGTATCCGGACAGAGTAGCTGTGCCGTTAGGAATGATCGGACGGACGGTGACGTCTGAGCTTGTAAGAGCGGCTGTGAAATAAAAGTCAGATACTTTGACGACTGTGTGAGTCGCTGAAAAAGGCGCTGGGAGTCCGGCAACAATCACGGATTGGCCAGCGACGAAGTTGTGTGCGCGTGATGTGTAGAAGTAAGCGACATTGGCGTCGAGCTTGTAATAGTCCACGGCGACTTGATTTTGTGTGAGAAGCGGCAGGATTACATTTTCTGCCGAATCAATTATCTGGTCAAGATAACTGTCAGAGTACAGAGATGAACTCACGCCAAGAACGGATCTGAGCTGTGTGGCTGTGATTATAGCTGGCATGAGTTCATCCCTTTCTACTGCTCGGCCGCCTTCGGGAGCGACGACGGCCGATGATTAGTTGTGGCGATTAAGCCTTGTTATTCTTGAAAGCGCCTGCCGCAATCTTGGTGGCAATTGCTCCGAAGGAATATACGCCGACAGTGATTGAACCGTCTGCTGTTGATTCAGCGCGTAGTTGGTAGTTAGTTCCCTCGTACCATGTATAAGCATCTGGATTCACGATGAGCAGTGTGCCATCGCCATCTCCGGCGTTTGTTGGATCGACGTATAAATTCAATCCGGCGACATTTCCTGTCAGGCTTGTTGGCACAGCCACACCAGCTTGATTCATTGGATTTGTTACCTGTGAATAAATTGGACGCCCAGCGTCATTTAGTGTCATCAAGTTGCTCCATTGGCCAGTCGATGCAATCAAGTTGCGAGCGAATGGATTTGGAAGTCCAGCTGTTGCGCCATAGACGCTTGCTGCACCGCGACCGACGATTCCAAGCAGTTCAGTAGCTGTTGGATATGTTGTTGTTGTTGTTCCATCGAGAGTTGCGCCAGCGATAAGTGCTGCGTTCACTGTTGCGTTTTGTTGCTTCGCCATGGCTGCAACCATATTTCGAAGAAGTTCATCATAAAATTGTGGCGATGTTCTTGTCAGAAGTTCGACGGAGAATTTCTGTTGGCCGGCAAATTTCTGAACACTCACTGAAATGAATGCAGAGTTTTGATCGGTATTTGTGAACTCTCCATCTTCTGCGACCACACCTACCGCAGGGGCAACTGTGATTTTTGGAATTTCGAAGGTCATGCCCGCGTCCGGCAAAGTGCCGCGTGAGATTGCGTCGATTGATGGACGGATTGTTGTGGATAATCCATTCACAACTTCTGCAAGCTGGCGTGTAGGTACAAGACCAGCGTTGTCGGTTGTGTTGTCAGCTGCGAGAACATACTGACGAGCATCTTCGTCTCCCATTGATGCTTTGATTTTGTTCTCAAGATAGCGTGATGTGCTGATCTCGATGCGTGGCTTTGAGTATGCGACTGGCTTGCTTGTCGCTGTTACTGACTGAGCGGCTTCTACCGTCTCCACGGCTGAAGCGTCTGTGACGGTGTTTTCCACTTCGTCTCCTTCTGTTGGTGTTGCTTCTGATTCCACGGTGGAGTCAGAATCTTCTGTAGCTTCTTCTTCGCCTTCTGCCGCTGCGACGCGTTCGACGCGAGCTGAGCGGACTGCCGGTTCAGTGACCAAAGCGACGCCGGTCAGTTCACCAGCCAAGACGCGCATTGTGCCGTCCTTTTCCATGACGTAATCATCGACTGCTAATTCAATCGAGAAGCCGTCACGTAATCCGTCCATTGCTTCCGCGATAGCGTCAGAGCCGGCTGTCGTATTTGAAATCTTGAAGCTTGCGTCGATTGAATTCTCATTGAGAGTCATGTCGAGAGTCTTGCCGATTGGTCGAGTGCGATCGTGCTCAAGATTGAGTTTGACCGGTGATGGCTTGATTGATCCCTTAGCAAAGACGACCTTGCCAGTCGATGCGTTGGCTGGTTCTTCAAATGCGACGATACGGCCGCTGATGGTTCGAGACTCTGAATCCGCAGCAGTGATTGTCATCGGTGTTGTTAGCTTCATAGCAGCATGTCTTCTTCCTCGCGTATTTCTTCGACACTCATTGCGCCGATTCTGTTGAGTATTTCGTACACTTGCGCGCGCTCATGTGGATTGCCACGCAAGAAGTCGTCTAAGTCGAATTTTACTTCGCTGCCTAAACTGGTGAAATCTTGGAAACTTAATCTTTGTTCGATGATGCTCATGTAATTTCTGAAAGCGAAGTCCACAAGATCGCGCCTTTTGTCGAGCGCGTTGGAGTACGTAAAGCTTGATTGTTGTGAGTCAGTGAAATACGCAGGGATTCCGCAAGCGCGAGAAAGTTCCAGCGATACGTAATTCCGGCCTTCGTTCAGCTGGATTGATTTAGGATCGAAGCCTAAAGTTTCCATTGAGACATCAGCATTGAGATACACAACTGACTTTTTGCGACGCGCTCCAAATGCTGCGAGAAGTTTCGCGATGCGATCTGCTGGAAGGGATGTACCAGTAGATTTCAAGATCATTTGTGGAATTGGATCGACGGCAAAATCCATCGCCGCTTTTTCGAGCGCCGCCGCTGCGCGGATAGTGCGACCGGCTCTTGAAAGCAGACCTTCATCATTTCCGGCAAAGACGACCAAATCATTTGGATCGACGTACATTCCATCGATTGAATAGAAGCTGACTTCGTATCCCATTCCATTTGTTGTGATGGTTACGCGCTCCGGTGCGATTCTTTCCATTGCGCGGATTTTTCCTGTGTCTGCATAACGCTCCATAACGCGTGCGAATGCATACGGATGAAAGAACAGATCAGAAATCATCCAACTCCAAAATACAGAGCCGGGAATTCTAGGATCAGGCTGATTAATAACGCGTGGCTGTGTAACTTTTTCGCCTGTTGCGACGTTGCGAGTTTCCATCGGTAGCGACGCGATTGTCTGCATAACGGATAACGCACGCGCGACTGTTGGAATGCTCATGGCTTCTGCACGTGTAGCTTGTGCGATTCCTGAGAAGAAAATCGATGATGTTTCTTGATAATACGGAGCAACGCCAGCAGCTTCAACGTCGCTGATGTTTTCTGGCGCGTTAGTTTTCACCGGTGCGAATCTGTCGAATAATCCCATGCGGCAATTCTAGGCGAGCGCGTACATCTAACCGACCATGATGTCAAGATCCGTCTCAGGTCGTGTCGCGAAGTGTGAACAGAGAGCTGCGGCCACAGCAGCGCACACAGTCGCCTGTGACGCGCGCCTTCCGATGACCCAGCCACCATCGCCATAATTTAATCTTGTCGCTGATAAGATTTGCTTGGATAACTCCGCCTGATTTCTGTGGACAAATCGCTTGGACGTAACACTGCCCAGAAGCTCGTCGCAGCTTTGCGAATATTCACTTCCGTCGATAGCCACGATCCGGATTCCTGCCGGCTGGAGACGTGCCGCCACGGCGGACGATGTGCGCTTGGAATAAGCCACGCATTCCGTCGGATACATCCGCGTGTATGGTGCGATGTCATTTGCCACAGCTAGATCGTCGAGATTGATCGGATTCTGCCAAGTGTGAAGAAGCTTGACGAAGAACTTATCGTCACCGATTTTCTGAGCTGCGACAAGTGCGGCCGCGCGGCGATCCGGAGCACAGTCGATGGCCATCCACGTCTGCTTCTCAGGATCAAGGTCGATTGTCTCATCGGCGCATTCGTGCCATTCCTGAGATGGAATCGCGCTGGATATTGTCGCGACCCATCTGCACAAGACTTCGGTGCGCACCACGTCCGGCGGATCATTGAGCACGGCTTTCAAGTTGTCGATGTGGATTGTGTGGCCAAGCGACGGATTGCTTTGACGCCAGCCGTCGATATTGGCGATGTCGTCTGTGTGCGATGACCATTCGGCGTACAAGATGTCATCCTGTCCGCCAGCCGCAGCTACAAGGCCGCGCTCGCGCAGCTGGTTCAAGATTACGCTGTGCTGGTCGCCGGCGTTGGAATAAGTCCAGAGCTGTGGAGCTTCGGCCGCCATCATCGTGTATCGAAGCGAAGCCCAAGTGGACTCATCCTTCAGCTCGCGAGTTTCATCGATGTGGACAAGTTCGGGCTTTGAAATACCACGCGCAGCGGATGCTCCGGCCTTGACCATGTACCGGCAGCCATCGAGCGTTTCGATTTCTTCCGACCCATGCGCCCAGCGGATACGCTTGACCTGCTTTGCGAGTGAGTCATTCTCCTCGATGATATTTACAAGATCGCGGAATGTCTCCAGAGAAGTAGTGAGCCGGTGAGCCGTGCCGATTTGTAGCTTCTTTTTATACATAAACAGACCAGCCAAGATTTGAGTCTTCATCAGCGTCGTCTTGCCATTTTGTCTGGCCACCACGATGCACACAAGCGGATGAGCCGGACGACCATCAGGCTTGTACTTTCCAGCTTCGATGGTGATCCATTTTTGCCAGTCGAGCATCTTGATCCCGATGGAATCGGCAAAGTCGATGACTTCTTGGCCGCGAGTTGGTAAATCCAAAAGTTTCGAGTGGATTCTTGGCGTTGAAATGCCATAAACCGTCTCCAAGGTTCCCCTCTCAGCCGACTGTGGCCGTTCTGAGCCTACTACGACCAGCGGCGGTCGTTTCGAGTCGTCTGGAGTCCTAGTCATGCTTTTTCGAGTCGTTTGGTGGTGAAAGAAGACCGCGGGAGGAGAGTGGCGGTGGAATCACTCCCAAAAAATTCGAAGCCTTCGCTCGTTGAATCATCTCGAACTCATCCGGTAATCGATCTTGACGGCTGAAGTTACACCGCTTACAAGCTGCGACAAGGTTGTCCGGTTCATCTGTGCCGCCCCTAGCCACTGGAATGACGTGATCGCACGTCGTAGCTTCAGCGCCGCACCAGTAGCACTCCCATCCATCGCGCTGGAGTATCCGCAATCTGATTTTCTTCCAGTGTGTGGAGTTGGACTTACGCTGGCTGTGCATCGTCATGGCCTAATGGTATCCATTCGCTTTGAAGAACTCCCACGCTTTGCATGGAGTCTGGTAACGATGGGCAATGTAACGAAGCGTCCAGTCAATCTGGCGATAGCCATCAAGTTCTCTGTATTTCGTATTACGCATCTGGCCAATCCCGAAGTGCGAGCCATTGCGAGCGCTTGGATTCCATTGGCGATTCTCTCTGTCTATAAGAGCGATGAAGCACCGAGTCTCTGTCCAATTAATGATCCGAGAGTGTGCGTATAACTTGTAATGATCCTTGTCGCTTTTAATACCTACAGCTTGAGCGTTTGAAATCGTCGTTTGTGAGAGCAAGCCTACAAGTAGGCAAAGCCCTCCCATTAGCTGCATGCGCGATCGCGAGCAATCCGCCTCAGCGGCTCGCTTCACGCGATGACAGCGTACAGCCTCAGTCAAATAGGATGTCAGATTGTGGATAACTTGAACGGGCTTTCGGCGTGTCATAACTAGGTTATCCACAGGCTGTTTATAACTTTTCATCGCATAACTCCTAATCCGGACGCCCTAAGTATCTCCACGTTTTCTTCGCCCATGGCGCACAGGATCGCTGGCATGAAGATACCGGCAGTCTTGCCCTGCCCACTGATGAACTTGAGATTGCTAGGCAACACAAGCAAAGCGTCAGCCCATTGCCACATCTCATCGAACCATCGAGCTTTGGATATTTGTACCAAGGCGATGCCGTTATTGTGCTTTCTGAACTTGTTAGCCCAAGGCGTAACGTCTGAGTACGGCGGATTCATCCACACGCGGCCTTCCCACGGACTCACAAGGCCATCGTCGATGATTGTGTAATACCGCTTGGCTGGTAGCCATGGCACGCCTTCAGGCGGCGATGAGACGTCCAAATCGAACTCCACGCCTAGAGCTTCGAAGATGAAAGGTGGCGTGTAATAGTCATCCGATGTCTTCGAGTCAATTAGCTTGTCTTCCAATCCTAAATCCAGAAAGTCGCTCATTTTTGTCCGCCCCATCCTTTGCCTTTGAAGATTGCCGGTGTGGCAGCCCATACGCGCTTCATCGGGATCATGCAGCTTTCGCAGTATGGATCGCGACTTAATTGATCTGTTATTGGTCGAGATACGGTAGTTCGTGAATCACACATCTCGCATCGATATTCGTAATCGGCCATCACTGTGCGTCCGATCTACTCATCACGCCAATGATTCCGCATCCGAGACATTGGACGCAGACGTGATCATCGCCAAGGTTGAATTCGGTCAGTACGCCGTGATTCTGCACTTTCTTCTCGACTCTGCACTCATATCGCAGCTGTTCCATAGGAACTCCTTATCAGCGTTTCAATGGGCTGGAGATCGCGCATATTGATCCACCACGAATCTTGCGTGGCTTTCTTGAACCGTGGCCGCTTAGCCATTGCGACAGGTATCCAGCCCGTGATGTGAAACTCCGGCGATTTACCTGTCACCAAGACAGCCACGTCAGTGTTTCTGTCGTTCGGATACACGATCAGATGAAATCCGGATTCCGTGTGCTTGACCTCGATGCCGTTGCCAACATCAGCAATGCGCTTGTACTTTGAAGCAAAAGGATCGAAGTCTTTGCCGAAGTACTTTGCGACTATCCATTCAGCTTCGATGGCCTGTGCCAACTCCTGGACTTTTTCGTGGAAGTTGAGTCCGCGATGGTAACGCGGCTCTGATCCCATTGTCTGGTCAGGTGTATCGCACAGCATTTTTATAGCTGCGAGATGGCTCATCTGCTGCATTTGTAGCGTGGATTTGTGTTTCATTGTGTGACTCCGCACTTCGCACATTCGCGCCACTTGCGTCCGGTGCTGTCGGACAAGTTCATCCAGATGTGTTTCCAAAAGCATCTCATTTGGCGCACACGTAACAGAAGAAGAGAATGCTTTGGCCGTCAATCCGCTCCATCGTTCCTTCGCTCTTAGGGATGGCCTTCTGGCATCCATCACAGTAATCCCAATCTCCGGCTTTAAAGCTCTCGACGTATCCCATGTCATACCTGTGGCTTCCAGTGGCCGCCGCTGGTCATT